TCAAAAGTATATGGGTTGGGATCACAGCCAATGTAATGTGTAGCATTAGACGCATAGAAACCAGCAAGTCTATCACCCCACCCCATTGATGTATCAAGTACTACCTTAGCATCTGTCATATTGTAAATAGTCTTGGCAACAATAGGTTTGAATTGTGTTGCCACATATGTACCAAGTCGTAACACTTCATTCAAACTAGAATGACTGATATCTCCTGTGCTATTGATACCTCTCCACAGACCACTAATAGACCGCCACACATCATGTGGTGTTCCTTCTTCCCATACTTGTACACAAGACTTGAAGTTGTAAGAACCACATCGTTGACGGAGATAGTTCATAAAATAATCACTACAAGCATTATATACTGATGGTGTATCAATAAGACCCATACCCCATTCATTAAAAGGATACTTGTAGTCATCATACTTCTCCATCACTTCCTTCTCCAACTGGTCAGTCGGTGTAATGTATTGACTGTAATCAACATCTTTCAATTTATTAAAGTTCTTTATCATCTTATCATAAGGAATATTCCTCAGGGGATAAGGTGGACGCTCAGTGGCAATATACTCCGCCAAAGTTTTTCTAAAGTCTTCCTTACCATACTTCTCAGTACAATAACTAAACTCACCTTTGTTGAGATAAAAACCTTTATCTTTTATGTAATCATATAACTCTTGTATCATAATGTTTTAAAGAAAATCAATTTCTTGTTTTCCCCTGTCGGTTTTACAAATTTATCTTTGAGTTCTTCTTTACTATCCCACTTCATTGAACTACTCCTATGAGCAGGTAGTCCAGAAGTCTCCCCTATCATAGACCAGTTATCAGCACGATAAACTGCTCCGTTATTACCACCAGCAACAAATGTCAGCAGATATTTCAACTCATCTCCATATTTTTCTTTCCATGCTATTGGTGCTAAAGTTCTAACCTGTTTTAATATTCTTGTACCTGCGTTAGGTATATGTTTACACATACAGAAACGCCAGTTGTTAGCAAAACTATTGAAGATATCTTTGTATTCATTCTTTGTAATGTTTAAGTGTGTAAGTATATCTTTAGGTGGTGGATACACTGAAGACCCTATCCCTATCATACCCACAGGTTCAGTATGAAACAACTCATCTTCTTCATAAACTAACCAATCCATTCTTCTACCAACAGAATCATTAGAAGGCACATAACTGTGGTGGTTTTCTATAATATATTTTACTCTTACCTTTTGGTCTGTTGATGTTACTAAATGAATAATCATCCAAACAAACTCTCTAATGTCCTCTGTGTGCCATAACTTCTATCTATTTGCCAATCAATTGCTTGTACAATAAAATCTAATGGGTCTACAAATGACTTTTCAAACATCGCATCCCAATCAATATACTCATGTAAACCAAACTCTTCTGGCAACTCACCAAGAAAAGATATCACATTTGCTTGGACAGGATTCGGTGTCTTCAAGTTCAAATATTTTATCTTCTCACCATCTTGTATCAAAGGATATTTCTTTGAAAGTTTATCCCTATTCAACAAATGATTATATATGATAGCACCCTTGATGTGCATTGGTGTCCCTTTCTTGAACACACTATTTCTATCACCCCACTTCTTTATGCCATTGACTGACCGTGGGAATGCTATCTCTTCTACATTCAACTTCATAAAATTCTTACGGAAAGATTGTATGAATGTGTTTAATGTTTTCTCATCATCTTTTACAATACAAACTAATGCTGACTTAATCATTTCTCTACACGCAGCAGGTGTTGAAGACTTCACTGCCTCTAAACCCATTATCTTCAACTGCGGCTCAGCATATCTTACACCTTCACTGTCGTGGACATTTAAAATGTATCTTTTCTTTGCTGTCCATATGCCCTTGTCTGCGATGACCTCTCTAGACATCTCCATCTTCTGTTGATATGCATTCACATACTCAGCCAATTCTTCATAACATTTATTGATGTATGGTTCTATCTTCTCTGTAGCTACCTTATCTAAAAAGTCTATCGGATTCTTTGGTTGAACTTTCTCAATCAAACTATCAAACCGAACATAAATGGAATCTGTATCTGATGCTATGATGTAATCTTCATCCTCTGTCTTCAATAAGTTATTCAAATATGCATTGACCTTATTCTCTATCCATCTGATACTCAGTTGTCCAGAAGTTGTAATAGCTGTGGCAAGTTTCTCATCATAATAACGAAAGTATTGATTACCTATGGCACCATAAGCACTATTCAAAGCAATCTTTCTTGCCAACTGAATATTATTATACTTTGATATCTCACTGAGATATTTTTTATCTTTCGTTTCTTCATAACGCCTTCTCGCATCCAAAGCATATTTCTTAAACTTCACACGGTCACCATACATTGTCTCCATCAACTCTGGAAGAAAACCATGAATGTCTTTCCTAAAACAAGCTGCGTTTGGTGTCACTGTCAGTTTATCACCCAATACTTTTGTATCAACTTCTCCATCTAATAGTTTGTCTACACTTATCGCCTTAGGAAATCTCTGCTCTATTACAGTCTCCGGTGAGATATTATACTGCATCATCAGATGTGGATACAGACTATTCAAATCAAACGACATCACCCATTCGTGTTGCCCTATGATAGGATCTTTTACATAAGCACCTTCATACTTAGCACCTTTAGAATGTTTACTCCTCTGCGGCACTACAATATTTTTATCACGGAGAAAATTATAAATTGTTACATCCCACATACGAACCTGTGAGAATACATCTATGAAGTTTGCCTTCGCTTCATATGCCATCGTCACACACAACTCCATCAACTTCATCTTATCTTCTAATGCGTCAACTAACTCCACATCTTTGATATTGTATTCAACGAATGACTGATAATCTTTTGTGTACCATTCTTTGAATGTGTCATATGGATTCTTATCTTTCTTCACACCCAACTCTATGTTGGCAATGTAATCTAAAGCAAACGACTCTTGGTTCTTGTATGTAAACTTACGATACAAGTCCATGTAATCCATATTCGCAACACCCCAAATAATATATTTGGTTAGTTCCCTACCGTAAGTCTGAACCTGCTCAGATGTCACAAGATTCCACGGTGACATCATGTGTCTCGTTTTCTCACCAAACAATCTAGTGATACGATTTGCGAGATATGGTATGTCAAAGAAGGTTGTGTTCCAACCTGTGATGATATCTGGTTTGACTGTTGCCATGAACCCGACAAACTTATCAAGCATATCTCTTTCATCAATACACCAAATGAATTCTACATCATCACGGGTGTTGTTGAAGTCATAGATACCCCACACAATAATCTTCTTACTGCTATGGTTCTTGACTGTGATACACAATACTTCTTCATCTGCCAGTTCAGGATCTGGGAACCCATTCTCACTTGCCACCTCAATATCAATGGTCAATGTAAGAATCTTATCCATACTCCAGTCTACATAGCCTTCATAGTTTTCAGCTATCCAAACATATGGATATCTCTCCATACCATACACAAGACCTGGTTGTTCTTTGTATTGTCCAAGAAAGTCGCGTGCATCAAAAATGGACCCCAACTGAATAGACTCAACTGGAGTTCCTTTTAGTGTTGTGAGATTGGACTTCTTCTTCGTGGGGCAATAGAAAGTTGGTTTGTAACGGACCTTATACTGGACCCTCTTACCATTTTCTACTGCACGAACTAATAAGTCGTTCGATTTCTGGATAACAGATGTATAAAATGTACTCATACGATATAGTATATCACAAATACACTATTCTGTCAAGACTTTTTTAGTATCTACTTTCACCTCAGGCACTACAATGCCCGACCCAAACGCCTGTCTGTAATTATTTACTATGTCCTTCCCAGGTGTCACAATGAATACTACATGGTCTCTCGGTATCTCTACCTCAACTTTGCGTCCATCCACATAAGGTATCCAGGGACCAAAACCCATCTGCATATTTCGTCCACTAGGGTCACCCATAGGGACAAGAACAGCTGGGTTCTCCATCGCAACCGTGTCATCTCTCTCATCAATATCTGCAACGATATCTTCACCGCTTTTCAAGCGGAGTAATCTAATAGCCATAATATAAAACCTCTTTCAATCTTCTTTCTTTTTACTGCCAATATTGTATTTCGTTTCTAACTGCCAATCATCCTTCTCTCTAAATGATAAAACTTTTATCTGTGATAGTGGTGCTCGGGGTTCACTGTGTCCAATAATGTTAACCAGTCCCCAATCTTCTAACAGTCCTGTAATAGTATTTCGCCTTTCAATATCATTTGTAGATATGTTGGTTGGTTTACCATCTAACGCAAACAACTCTTTGAAATGTACTATGAAGTATCGGCCTTGCTTATGTAATATATGACAAGACTGATACAGTTTTCTTTCTTTTCTAGAAGCAACACCTATGCGGGATAATGTTTCTCTCACTTTAAGGAAGTCGTCGGATTCTCCTAACCCGACCTCAAGCATCAGGTCAGGTGTCCACTCCAGTTCTTCCATGTTTGCCACCCTTACTCAATTTTGTTTTTATTATTTTTACTTGCTCAGTTGTAAGAACATCTAGAGCCTGTTTGGCTTTTTCATTACTATAGCCATAATATTCTTTCACTACATCTAAATCTTTAATTTTGGAAGCACGCATCCATTTAGCAAATCGTTTGCGTTTCCTTATACTATTTAGTAGGAAGTCATTTTGTAGGCGCTTGTCTAGAAAATGCAGGCGGTTCATCTCATTAACATAGAAGATACAATCTGTATGTGCTGATAAACATTTGTTGATTATGAATGCCGGGTAGCGTTTCTCATCATAATCATCCAACATAACATCTTTCTTTGTGTGGTTGATAGCATTCAACCAGTCTTTCAGTTCATTCATTAGTCAAACCATCCAAATGATGCCATCACAGCAAAAAATAAAATCAGCAGTATAGCATAAACGATATGCTCCCATCCTAGTGTCCATTTACGCTTCATATTAGTTTCTCCTTCTTTGTTTGTTTCACTTATAGTATATCATATGTCCATCATAAGTCAAGATTAATTTCTAGCTTTTTCAGCTAAACTGTATTCATAATTATCAGTCGTATCATTCTTTCTCAACAAAATTGCACCATTATTAATATGAAATCTGAATGCCATCTTTGTCTTTGGTGACAGAGTAACATATCTTTTTATCCAGGGTTTAGTCATTAAGAAATGATCCCATATATCATTTACTAACTGCCTACCGGCTTTAGGTTGACGACTCCATACTGTGTAGAATACAGCATGGTCTAAACCAAGCATATGATTCAAGTCGTTCACTGTTGAGGGAACATTATTACAAAATGCTATGCAGATGATAGCGCCTTCGTTTGTCCATACTTCTCTACCAGCAGTATGTCTAAACTCTCTATCGAGTTCAGGTCTAACAGGGTCTTCCTGCCACGGTATATTCAACGGCCACGGGTGACCATAATGTATTTGTCTCACTCTCAAAATAAGCTCCTATCATGCTTTACAAAATGTGACATTATTATTACTATATCTACCCAACTTCACATATTCTTCCATTACATTTGAATAATTATTATTCAGCATTTCCAAATAAGAATTATAATTCCTTTCTGTGACCAGAAAATTTATAGCTGCCGTGCCGCCTTCTTTCAAAACACCCTTGACGCGGGTGTGAAAATCATTAGCATCTTCTATGGTGCTACTTATAGC